AAATCCATACGGTCAATCGTATGTTGTTTCTTAATGCCATCTTGAACGTAAACCACTCCCTTTTCTACGGTATCCATACCGAAGGTTGCGGGCAACCAGAAATACGATGCGTATGTGCCGGAGTACGATACGTCTTGAATATTTAATGCCATTTTATTTTGTTTTAAAGTTTACTGAAATTAGATTTTACCTTCTCTTTTTAGTTTGTTTTTAACTGCCAGCCCTTGTGCGGTTGTGGGCAATTCACCTTCTTTCAAAGTGTTTACCACATCAGTAATGACTGGTGCTTTTACATTCAAAGGCAAAGCCTCTATAATGTTTTTCACACGGTCAAAACCCAACTCTTTTGCAGTGTTGCACCATTCAAGCACCACGGTAGCCTCATTCTTGATACGACCGATTTTTGCGTAACCCTCAATCATGTTCTTTACCCTTTCGCCTTCTGCTTTTTCCTCTGCGGCAAGTTTGTCTTTGGTCATAGCGTCCAACTTAGCCTTGCAGTCTTCATACTCGGCTTGGTTTTTTTCTTTGTCCTCAAGCAATTTCTTGATTTTGGTTTTCAAAGCGTCCATTTCTTCCATGTCGGCATCGGCTTTTACTTTAGCCTTGTTTTCTACCTCTACGGCTTTTTCCTCGGCTACCTTAGCCCTGTTTTCGATGGCATCAATAGCAGCTACTATATCCTCCTGACGGGCTGCGTCATTCAGCTTTAAGCGCATTGTAATTTTTGTTAACTCGCTCATTTTATTTGTATTTGTGTTTAGAAAAGTGTTTACTACTTTGTTGCATTCCTTGTGAAATTGTAAGCTATCCGAAATTTTTTGTAAATACTTAGTGTTTAACTTTACACTGCTTTCTATCGAATCGCACAACTTCATTTCCAAAGCCTCCGGTGCAGTTATGAATGTCTCACGGTTCATCATCTTGTTAACCGAACCTTCATCCATCCCGGAACGCTTTTCAATCATTGTGACGATGCTTGTTTTCATCGTCTTTATGATGTCGCCGTTTTCGCTTCCAAATGGGTTGTGGTACATCAACCATGCGTAATCAGCCATTATCCTTTTGCGCCCTGCTTGGAATATGACACCAGCTATCGAGGCTGCACAACCCACACAATATGTATCCACGGGTGTATTGGATTTTAAAATAGCGTTGTAGATGTTGTACCCATCCGTTACTACGCCTCCGGGGCTGTTAATCCAAATCTGTATGCGTTTCTTGCCTAAAGTATCCAGTTGCAAAAGTTCCTGTTGAAACAAAGAGCCGTTTATCCCTTGCCCGTCTGTATCATCCATACCAATATGCGTATTCAGCAACATGATAGGCTCGTCAACTGTCGGGTCAATACAATAAATCATGTGGTAAAATTACGTATGGCAATATGGGTAATTAAGTAAAGGGTTATATGTGGGTTGGAATAATTTGTGGCATAAAAAAAGGGCTATGCGTAGAAACGCCACCCATTTCACATAAAAACTATGAAAAAAAAACTACCTACCCTCTATTTCTATTTAGTAAATTATTTTTTTGGTCTAACGGCATAGCGTCATAATGCTTCTTTACGGCTGCTGCAATTATCCCACTTTTACTATCGCCCGTATAATCTTTTTCTGCTTCCACGAGTCGATGATACAATGGCGGTAAATACACCTTCTCCCCTCGTTCCTGTGGACTTAATTTATTGTTTTCGTTTGCCATATTATTGATATTGCCAAATTTGAAAAGAAACGTTAGGATATTGCTTTCCGCTATTTGCAATTAAAGGAATGATAAAAGAATTGTTACTTATCGAAATAACGCCATTTGCGTAAGTTGTTTCATTTGAAATATCACTACCTTGAAGGGTCACAAAATAATTGCTATTTCCGATTCCGTGGCTTACAGTATAAGAATTTTCACCGCCAGTTGTTCCGCTTGTTACGGTAACACTTCCAGCAAGACCAAGTCCAGATGTAGGAAACAACTGAGAAGCTTTTGGAGTGTTTGCATTATTTATATTCCCAGCATAAATACACTTCACCCCTACCGCTGCATCAACATATCCCTTGTTTGCAGGGTCAGTTGATAGCGATGGCGTAAAAGCTGTTGTGCCTCCTTTCAATAATACCTGTGACGGCTGTACTAAACTAACATTTACAAAATTAGAATAATCACTTATACCGCTCCCACTTGTACCCAACCCGATTGATATTGTCCTTATGTTATGAATGTTGCCCGTTGTGGAATCACTGTAAGTAACAGGGTCGGCATTAACCGTGTATTGTGCTGTTACTATATTGGCTACGGGGACGTTTCCGCTTGCTGTCAACGAAACTGCGGGTACACTGAAAACTTCACCATTGTAAAATATTGCACCGGCACCGATGATATAGTTTGAGCCGCTGCCTGTATTCACGCAACCCCAAAGGACATAGGCAACGGATGCGCTATAAGTATTTCCCAATCCCTGAATGATAGATTGCGCCAAATTATTCAACTGCTCCTTGTAGGCATCCTGTAAAAACTGCAACGTCCCTTGTTTTGGGAAGAATTGTTTGCTATCTGTTATTGCCGAAACGTCTAATATCCTCATTGCTATAATTTTTTAATATGTTGAAATTGTAAAGTTGATACTTGCTGCTGCATATTGCCCAACAAAGCTGCTAACTATTGCTACATAATTAGATCCCAAAGCCGTTGCTAATGCTGTAGGTATGTTTACCGTAAAATTGTTTATATAAACAAACGGTGTCAAACCGCCAATGCTTGCACTTGCCCCACTTGCCCCAACGCTACTACTGCCTAATTCCGTACTACCTACCCTAAAGCCCGTTAATGTAGCTGCAACGTTGGTTATGTAAATGTCGCTAGGTGTTGGATTAACGGGGTCATTGGGCTGCCTAAATGTAGTGCCAAATTCCTTATTGCAAGCATATTCAAGTATAAGTTTGTTGCCATTATACAACGCCCTTTCCTTCACGCCTATGAAATTATTTTGTATCAATATCCAATTGCTCGTCGTTGGTGCATCAGTATTGTTATCAATCAAACTGCTGTAAACTTGTTTGTTGTAAATAACTTCGTCTTGATAGTTGTAAGTACCTGGAGCGTATGCTGGAGCGGAACTGCCTACATAATACGAATTAAACAGTAAATCATGCGCCCATTGCAATGGCGACAATAAGGCTGTGAGAATGGCAATCGTATTATTAAACCGCTTATCAGGCGGCAACAATATTTTCGCTTGCTTCGATATGTCTAAGTCGTAAAAACTCATTATTGCGGAATAAAGTTTAGAGAATCAGCGAATGTTTTCCCGGTTGTTGTCTCCTGTACCGTATAACCCGCAATAGGCAGCNATTGCCTACTTAGTAGCGTTTGATTCAAAACAAGGTTTACACTTGCGCTGAAAACTGCACTGTCGGGTCTTGCGGAAACATTCAACAATACCACGTCATTGACCCCAGTGACACTTCTTATGGTACTCTCAATATCACTAATCTTTACAGCCCCGTTTGTTGAAAGATTAGTAGTTAAATTTGTTGTTGCAATATTCTGCAAGAAGGTATTAAGGGCTGCAATAACATTAGCCTGTATTACCGCCGAGTATTGACCTTTATAGTAAATATTTGCATTGATATAAATCTTGTCGCTGTTTAAAGAAACAACCGTGTATTTTATTCCAGCCGCCCCAAACTCATTGACATATCCCTGAGCCGCTGAAAGTTCCCCGCTTGCCAATGCTACAAATGGATTACCTTTTGCGACTTTTATAACTACTTCATTACTTACGCTGCTAGTAACGCTGCACCCTGTAATTATTTGCAGGGTGGCATCAATCACTGGGTATTGAATAACGGTGTTTATCAATTGCAGTATTTGCGGATTTGTGGACGAGTATTGAAACAGAAACATCTTTAACTGCAACCATGTAGCCGAAGGTGCAGCGGCTTGGCTTACCGTTGTTTCGATTGATAGTTGCAACACATCCATTAATTGTTCTATGAAAGCGGCACAAACGGCAAATGTGTTACACAACGCCCTAAGGATACTGCGTTTGCTCCATTGGGTAGTATCCAAAGTAATCCCTACCGCTGCAAGGTTTGCAACGAGTTGTGTTTGTATTTGAGTTTGTATTGTTGCTACACTTCGTGCCATTACTTAATTATTTTACATCGTGTGAAAATACGAGCGTTTTGTTTACGCTATCAATATTGTAAATCTGTTTGTAATAAGGCTGTTGTTGTCTATAAGCCATGATTACCTTATTTGTTTTTGCGTATTCATCAATTGTAATATCGCCTCCTTCTTGCAGTTTGGTTTTTTCAAATACCTCACCGTCTATTGCGCCTCCAATTGCTATATAACTTTGCATTTTATTCTAATTTGTGGGTATTATAAAGTAACTTGTATCTGGAATATTCGCTGCGCTTTCACCAATAGTTGCCGTTATCTGTGTATCCATATTTGGATTAGGCGTATCATCAAACTGCCCTGCATCAGTATCGTAACCACTGCCTTTGCTGTCGGTAAAATTACAAACAAAATCCAATATGTAGTGATAAATATTTTTGTGTGAATAATCCTGCGTTTCGCTTACGCATACCATCGCACCGCAAGCTGTTGGGCAAAATAGCGATAGCCCCGGATTAACGGGGTTGTTGTGATTTGCAAGTATCATATCCCGTAAGTCGAATATTCCTAAATCTTGCTCCATCGTTCCATCTTGGTTATAGAAGTCGTGTATAAGATGGATACGAAAACCCAAGTCGGCTGACCTAAAACCTAATCCAATGGCTTCGTATTGTGCAGGGCTAACCACTTCCACAAATGCGGCTGGTCGTGGGAATACATCCCCACTGCCATCATCCATGTATTGCAGTTGGTTGTTCCATACACGGGAGTATAAGTTACCAACTTGATTATCCATGTTTGTCACTTGGATAGCAGCAAGTTGCGCCAATACATCCTGCAAAGGTTGTTTGATTCCTGCCATGTTACTTAAATATCCTTTTAGTTATTTCCTTAATCTTAGCCAATTGCATTTCTGTCAATTGCGCCGTTTGTCCTACGAATTGTCTTTTTGGCAAATGTCCGCCGCCTTCATTATTGTATTTGGCATAATCCAAATCTACCACCATCCTTAACTTACTAGTACCACCGCCACCGCTTGTTGTTATCTGCGCCGTGTCTGCCATGCTACTTACCGCCCTTCGCAACGTGCCGCCCCTTATCTTAAATCCCGCACCAACCAATATCGGCGAAGTACGCCGTTGTAGCCCTTTAGTCTTAGGATAAAGATATGCAGGGTATTGTTTGCCAGTGCGGGGGTCTTTGCCGCTATTCCTTCTTTGCACCTCCTGCCACGGCTTCCCATCGAACCCCTGATTCTTGAACGAAGATAGGAAATAATTCTGCGCTTGATTACTCAATAGTACTAAAGTCTCACGTTCCGCCGCTTGCAGGCGTTTTATCACTTCCTCAAAATTAAACTTAGTCGACATTTTCTGTTTGATTAATAATTAACTCGCCGTCTCTTTGTCTATACCCTGCCTTAAAACACGTCTCTACTATTTGATAACACCTTTCTTCCATGCTTTTCAAAATAGCGTAAGGCTCGCTTTCCTCGTGAGGCTGCGTCAGCAGTATCATTGCCGCCATTTTTAATTCCGCTATTTTCTTATCCATTACTTGCAAGGTATTTTAAAACTGCCAATAAAACAAACATTGATACCATGATAGCGGTAACAATAATTTTATCCCACCTGTGAGGGTTTTTGCTTGTTGTTATCATTTGTCTGTTTTTGGTATTGGAAGATTAAAATTATTCTCTGCATACTCCCTATCTTCTTTTGGAACTTGGAAATATGGGTGGTCTTCACTGAACACTACCTTTTCCTTTCCGGGATTAAATTTAAAAGTATCATCCATTTCTTTGTCCACCTTTGCAAAGATAGCATCCTTTTCGTCTGTTGGCGTTTCTTCTATATCTGCCTCTTCTTGGGTAAGCACACAAAGGCAGTTGAAATGGTTTGGTGGTGTTACCGTGTTCCAAATAGCATCATCAACCTTAGCTGTCATGCCGTCCAATGGTGCGCAAATATCGCAAGCATCCCCAATGGTGCTGTAGCGAAGGTACGGCAATAAATCTTTGTTGCGTTCAACTTCATTCCATTTACCAGCCATTTCGGCACTGGCTACGGCTGTATTGTATTCCGTCCGTCCGTAGGCATCGTTCCATGTATCAAATCTTTCTGCACCTAACTTTGAAAAGTCATTGATGCTTACCCTATCGCCGTTTTCATCGAACATCAAACTACCAATATCCTTTAGTTGCTGGTAGGACTTAGCCGCCGAAAACATATAGATATTTTCCCGTAACTCGTTCAACAACTCATAATCCTTGCCCTCAAAGTCTGCCAAAGTACCACCAAAGCCATCATAAAGTGCTTTCAAAAGGTAGTCTGAAATTGCGCTGTACAATTCTTCTGGGATATTGTACTCGTCAACTTCACCCGTGAAAATACCATGCAGCAAGCTTGCGACTTGCGCCTCGGTGTATTTCATCTTGGGTGTTTCCTTTTCCTTAGGCATCTTTTTGTTTTTCTTTAAACTCCCTTTTCAACCTCATGCTAAAACTTTCGGTACACTTCAAATTTACTTCACGTTCCGTTAATCCTTCTTTTTCCGCCACCGTGGCAATACCGTAAACCCTCACAAGGTTTGCCCATTGTTCCCTAGTTCTTGTCTTGCTGTCAATGCCAAATATTTTCTCAAATTGCAGTTTCTTTTCGGAAAGTATGGTCGGATTGCTCGCCAAAGCTGTCGTAATCTCTTTATAGGCTTTTGTTTGCAACTTACGTTTTCTGTAAGACTTATACTTTTCAATTAGTTTCTTAATCATGCGAATGTTTATTATAAATTTTTTCCAATTTGTTTTTAATGCTCGGCGTAAATGAAGGCATTGGTAACGCTGGTGCAGCAACGGGAATCCCAGTAGTCTTTGTAAAATATTTGGCATCCATAGTAAGCCCCGCCGATTGCATCTTAACGGCTTGGTCTATTACGCTGTCGTTAAATTCCTTCACCTCGGCATCATTTTTTAATACGGCTACCGTTTCGGGTGGAATCGGAAAGCCTAAGTTTCTAAGGTTTTCAAACAGCTTGGTATTAACCACGTTCTGGGCAAAACTACCGTCCTTAGTTGCCTTATCATCCATTGCTTGTTCCACGGGAGATTTTTGCCCGCCTTGCTGACCCGCTCCCAATTTTCCCGGCACACTATCCATCGCATCGGCGTGACCCAAAATAATCTTACTTATCTTCTTTTCAAGTCGTTGCTCAAAATTATCGTACCCTTGGTAACCCGTGCCGCCTAATGCTGTTTCCAAAAAGGTAATCTCATCCTCTGGGTCTATCAATGCCCACCCTGCACTACCCATTTGCTGCAAGGCTGTTGCTAGCTCGGCTCTTTCTCCTTCCGTTGTCTTAGTAGTCTTACCTACCCTGTAAGGCTGTGAGTACAATTCTACAAAGTCACCGTTGAATCCCAAAATATTACGCAAAAAGATTTCGTAAATTCCAACTTTATACAATAATCCAAATCCACTTTTACTACTACCAATATCATTAGGAGTGTCAATGTACACATGCCAATTCTTATATGGCTCTTCCATAAAGTTAGCCCCGCTCAATGAATAGATATAGCTAGTTACATTCAATCTGTCAGGCGAAACATTCCATCGCTTAATTATGTCAATATTGGGAAAGCTATCGTTTACTATATCACCCAATGTTATTAATGTATAGCCATAATACATAGCATCGAGGGAGTAAGAAATAAATTTATTAAACCACTCTTTATTTTGGTTGCGTCCGTTGATAGTATCGGTTAATAAATCAGTTGTGTATTCATCTATCTTACCGTGCTTATCCATAAATTCCCACTTACGCAAAATTGTTAATTCTTTTCTCCTTTCAATACACGCAAACACCTGAGCGTTATTAATAGTATCAATGAATAAGCGTTGAGCTTTAACCCTGTGTGGAAACCATACATTCTCCGATTCAGCCATTATATCACGCCACGATAAAACGTCAGCCCTTAAACGCTGTAACTGTACGGGGGCTATATATCCGCGTAAATCCTTTTTTACTAGCGCGGGGCTATTGTTATCATTTCCAAATGGATTGATAGATTTAAGGAAGCCTACAAAGCCGTTGTTATTAGGTGCGCCCATTTAATATGAATTTATATTTTTGAAGTTGCCGCCAAACCTTACCCTGCCGCCTTGCGCTGGCTGTATCAATGGCAGCTCTGGGGTAATATCGTCACCGATGCTGGCAGCTTGTAACCACCCCAAAGCTGAATATGTAGGGTATAATATCCTTTTTCCGCCCGTATCCTTCTC